GAGTTGGCTTGCCGATTGGTTTGGGAATGTAGGTGATATGCTTGCTGCTAACCGCAACATCATACCCGCCTACGTGTCTCATTCGTTTATCATGGAGCACTTGCTTACGCAAGTTAACTACACGATATCGACGCCTTCACCGTGGGCTGGTATACAAGTATCCCAGCTCCCGTCTAGGCTTATTGAGACGAAGTCCCGCCAGCCTCAGTCGGCTGCATATGACGCACGTATGCCGGTTCTAACCGGCAGACAACTGTCTATCCTTGGGTCTCTCGCTGCTCTCAAGGGTGGAGGCATCTCGAACGGCAGGTTTAACCCTGCGTTCCCGAAACTCCCAGTACCTCGTTAGCAGCGCTTACCCTAGGAATCGCAACATGTTCGCTGATACCATCACTATCACCATCAACGCAGTCGCGAAGGTCCTGAATCGGATCAACCAGGATGCTTACGGTTCGGAATATTTCCTCCGTGGCACCCTCGATGAGTTTCGACTCAAGATCCGGCACTCGAACTACACTGACAAGACGCGTGGCAAGGTCATCGACCGCCACAATGTCGAGTTCACGCAGGTCGTGTATCCGGTGCTTCCTTCGACGGTCAGTATTCAGCGCAAGTCTTACACGGTCATTGAAAATGAGCGTGTCGACGGGCTCACTGAACCTCTGAACTTCAACCTGGGCTATACCGGCTTCTTCACGTCGCCGAATATCACCAAGTTGCTGAACTACGAGAGTTGATCCCGTAGTTCTACTGCTTCTTTTGGTCTTGTGACGGTGCCAACTGGATCTCACGGAGCTTTCCTATGATGAAAAGCCAGTGTGAAGTGTTGCGCCGCACCGTCTCGGGCATCATTGCTGATGCCGGAGAGTTGTACGTAGACTGTCCATCTGAGTGTACTAGAGATCTCTCCCGTATACTTAGATGCACTGATACACGTGGTCTAGGGTATTACACCTTAGACCTTCCTTCTGGGGATGAGTTCCTCCTCCATACTCTGGAGAACGGCTCGATCCCAACTTCTGGGCCTGTTACCAGGCGCAGAAGCAAGGAAGACGCTAGACCCAGATTCCTCTGGGTTCTATGGTCCCGTATTATCGGTGTTGATGGTTGTCTAATCGAGCATCCTTGTCCGAACGCGATCTTCTTCCTGCGCAGTATCTACTGCTTGGGCAAAAAGGTCGCTGTCGAGTGCTCCGTCCAGCGGCGTGATGCTGCTGTTCAAGAGTACCACGACATCGAGACATCAATCGTCCCAGCACAGATGAGCTGGGATGATGATTGTATCGGTAACCCTGACGCAGCGGTAAGATTTACCTCTGCTTTCTCGCCGAAGACGAGGGAAGATGAACTCTTCCCCGTACCCCTCGAGCAGGAAGTACCCATACGTAGGATGCTGCAGGACCTCGATTCTGTAGTAGAGATCCTGTGTTGTGACCTCGGCTATTTTGACTCTATGAGTCAGAACGACCGAGAGCACGGCCGCTTTAGACACGGACCAGGGGCTGTCGCAGATGCCAAACAAGGCTGGTACAAGTACCAATTCCCCGTTTGGCCTATGAAGCTCGAACATGTGTTTCCTTTCGATTGGTGTGGTTCTCATACCATCGACTGTAACACGTCTGTTCCGTCTCGTCATGAGCCTCCTAGCAAACTTATCTGCGTCCCTAAGACAGCTAAGGGACCGAGGCTTATAGCCTCGGAACCTATCTGCCATCAGTGGACTCAACAGAAGGTTGCGTCGTGGCTCGCAGTTAGATTTGAACAAACCTTGATCGGTTCGTTTATCTCACTGCGTGATCAGACGGCCTCACAAAAGCTTGTGAGTCGTGCTTCGGTCCAAGGCGATCTAGCTACGCTGGATCTCTCCAGCGCTAGTGATCGTCTGTCTTGTAGGCATGTTGAGTCGATGCTTCGGAGTAACTTCTCCTTGTTATCGGCCGTTCACGCCTGCAGGACCCGCTATGTCTCTGATTCTATCAGAGGCCCTTCTCAATACATACGTATTAAGAAGTTTGCAGCGATGGGCTCTGCGCTAACGTTCCCCATTCAGTCTCTTTTCTTTCTTTGTGTTGCTCTCGCCTCTTGTGGCGCGAACAACAGATCGAAAATTAAGGGTCTGATTGGCAGTGTCCGCGTGTTCGGGGACGATATTATCGTCCCTAGAGCGTCGTACGACAGCCTAGTCTTATTGCTTACGCAATTCTGCAAAGAAAGGGTACCGGATGGGTTGGCAGTTTAGAATCAGAAACAAATTCACGGACTTCGAACCAACGACATTTCGTCCACCAAAGCTAATCTTCGGATTAGCCGAATGGACA